CTGAGGTACGACCATCAACCTTATTATTTTTTTTATAAGTACGATGTTGTCTTGGTTGAACCACCACAAATGCTGGTGGTAACTGAAGTCCAGAACCATCACCTGCGGAGTTAATCTCCTCTTTTATATTAGATTCAATTCCTTTAGACATTCCTGATCAACTTCGTAATTTAGATTGGATGGTAGTCTGTCTAGAAAAAGCATGAATGCTTTTATGACTGACCAATATGTTGCTTCTATTTTATAAAAGAGAAGCGGTGTAGCAGCGTCATCAAAAACATTATAAAGTATAATGATATGATTCAAAAGTAGATGTTTTTTGAATTCACCTGTCGTTTCGTAACGCCTCAGAAGTCTCTTGATATACTTAAATCTCTTTAAGTCCTCTTCAAAATCTGAGTACGTTACTGACGATGGGTTGTTATAATTTTGAATTGCAAAGAACAGCCAATTTTCATGATCTAGTTCATTGATTTTCATTTCATATTATGAAGAGAATGTTAGGGTTCCTGCTCCATCTGAAATTACTTCTTCTGTTCCACCAGCAGAGTTGATCTTAACTCTATAGTTTTGACCATCTAATGTATCACCAGCAAGTCCACTGTATGCAAGGGTTGCAGTTGTGAAGTCAGCATATGTGATACCTGCATCGAGTGAGGCGGAAATATTAACCCAACGCCTACTAGTAACAGTTTGACGCTGCCACTGATATGTAAGGGTTCCAGGTGTTCCTGTAGTACTTGTGGTAACAGCGAATGTACCAGCACCAGAACTAGAAGAAGAATTACCAGGTTGACCAGTGATAGTTACAGCAGATGCTACATCAGCAACTATTGTATCATCAGTAAAGTCTCCTGTTGATCCTGAAGCAACTGCTAATGATGCAATACACTCTGCCTTATGGCGAGTAGCACCTTCGCAATCTGTGTAAGTGCGGTATGTCCACCAGCCAGGACCAGTGATACCACGACTTTCATTTTCTGCGAGAGTTCCTTCTGTTGCGTCAACTAGAACTAAAGAATAAGAATTACTGTCACCTCCTTTGATGACATATTCCGCAACTGCTCTAGGCGGTGTGCGTCTTATAGCTCCAGCAAGAGATCCAGCAGTAGCTCCTGCATATGCTTTGTGTAACTCTATACTTGTAGTACTAGTTACAGTTTTTACGATGTATGCAACAGAATCCAATACAAGAACATCTCCAACTACAACTGTGTCGGCAGCGTTCTTAGTTACAGTTGCGTCATTTTGCGTGACAGCTACCGCATTACTGAAGGTTGCAGCATCAATGGTTCCAAATACAGCCATCTTATTCCTCTGTTAATCAGTGTACACTTCTAAGTTTTATTTATACAGCTCCTAATCTCATAGCTTTCTTGACCCTCGCAACTAACTGATCATCTACATCATTGTCTGTAGTCTTAGCATATTCTTCAAGCATTTCAACAGCGAAAGTTTTCATCTGTTTTTTAAATACCTTCCGAACTGCCATTAATAGCAAGGGTTTGAATAATAAAAATAAGAAAGTCACATCGCTACCTTCTTAGAATCGTACCATTTGACTGCTGCATCATAGTATGATCCCATATTATGATCCGCAACACCATCAAATTTAGTGTCCTTCTCATCCTTGAGTTGAACCTTAGGATGTGTGTGTACATATCCTGCTAACCAAGGAGGAGTACCTGGTACTATATCATCTCCATGAACAAAACGCAAGTGGCAAAGATCCTTGATCCTTCTGCGTAGTCTCCGTCCACCTGGTCTAGGTGATCCAGCAGTTACAAGTGCAACATTCTTATTACCAGACTCCCATAGAAGATCAGCAATCAATGTAGCAGTAGCACCACCAAGTGAATGACCTGCTATAACTAGTTTTCTCTCTGGATTCAATCCCTCATATGCTACCACTAGTTGTGCTAGTGTCCTATTAGCATTGTTCTTGAATCCTCTGTGACAATCATCTCTTTTAATAAGAAATTTTAGATTGGTTATCCAATCTGTTGTCTCGTTTGTTCCCTCTACTGCAAGTATTGTATAACCTGCAATCTTCCTACTGACTAAGAAATCCTGATCATGTGGATAAACATCTCGACAGCACCTTAGTGCTTCTAATACAACTTCCTTTGGTAAATGTGACATAATAAACCTCAATTGGCTTATTTAGCAATCAATGGTCATTCTAACTGGATGAGTTAAGGTCATGAAATTAAATGATATTATAGTTCTAGGTCTATCAGATTCATTTTCCAATGATTCATGTGCAAGAGTTGATGGAAAAACTACAAGATCTCCTTCCTCTACCTCAGGAACATACTGATCTAAACCACCTCCATGTGGTCTAAGATATGGTGATAAAAAAGATGTAGCAGTATGAACCTCAGGATCAAATTCGACATATAATATAGCAGACCACCCAACATACCCATGATTATGAAGATTATGTTTCTGTCCTCTGTATGATGTCTGACACCATATGTCAGCTAAACCTACTTGTCTCTGATCTGTATTTTCTTTATGAATTTTACCAAACTCTTTAAAAAAGGGATGTATTAAATCAAAAACCAAATCAGTATAAGGTGGTTTCGTTCCACGCTTACACCAATAGTCTGAATAGATGTCTCCATCTATTAAACCAGTCTCTGATTTATTTTCTATTAAGTAATCATCATCCCATTCAGGTATTAGATCATAGATATCCTGTTTATTAGCGTGCCAATTAGGAATTCTATAGCGGTATAACGGAACCGCAAACATAGGATATACATCAACCATAATAAAATTAATTCAATTTAAAAATCGTGTATTGACTCCGAACCACCTACTGAAAATGGATTGTACTTATCAGTAGCAATCCTATACATCTTTTCGTGTAAAGATAACTCAGCATCTTTATCTTTATCTTTATCTTTATCCGTTGCCATAGGCCAAGTATCATAAGGGTGTTCTACATCATCAAACCATTCATCAAGTGGTAATCTGTGTAACGGTTTCTTCATTTCTTTTTATTCTTGTTCTTCCATGCGGTAGCATATGCTATGGATTTTTCATCCTTAGTTAAGTTACCATCTTTAGCGTATGATTTTTTGATGTGTTTAACCATACGCTCATACTTTTTTCCAGGAGGTGCTTCTTCATTAGCACAACCAGCATTATTAAGTATGTTTATAGGACCTTGTGCTGACTTCTTCTTTCTCTTAAAGACTTTAGCCTCTTCATTATTAACGTTAGTAGTCATCCCTCTCTCACCATCTCTGATGGTAGGAAGAACTTCCACCGTTGGTACTTTCTTCTCTTTCTTCTTTTCTTTTCTCTTCTTAGATTCCTCTAAGAAGTCTGGAAAGGATTTCATTATTTTTTATACGACATAATTTTGGCAACTTTTTTCTTAGCTGCTTTCTTCCAACCTTCATCAACAGATGCTTCTGTTACAACTGCCTTACCTTCTTCAACTTTTGCTTTTACTTCTTCTTCATCAAGAGGAACAACCTTATACTGTACCCCTGTTGATTGGTGAAGTTCAGTTAACTTCTGAGAAACTTCATCCCATAATGCAGTCTCTTTCTCTTCCTTTGATACAGTAGCAACTGGAGCAGTCTCTATAGATCCAACAGGTTTAACCTTCTTTGTCTCTTTCTTTTTGACTGTGATATCTTCTATCTCAGCACCATGTGACTGAGGATCCATCCCATCGAACGGTGCTTCATGTATATTAGGCATCTCTGTTCCTTGGAATGTGTCACCATTCATCCACTGACCATACTTTTCCATTAAACCTGAGGAAAAGGTATCATTGTTCTGAACAGTATTAATTGGATCAGGCTTCTTCATTGCATTAAGGTTCTTTATCATTTTCTATTTATAGCTCTAATATCCTTTACCCAAGCACGGAACATCTCACCACCCTCTGTGACACAGATAACATAGTTCACACCTGACCTATGGATAGTTCCTTTCTGTCCTGTAACAGATGACATAACATAATCACCTTCAATGAAAACTTCTGTCTTACGAAATTGTTGACGGAGAGCTTGCTCTCGCATCCTTTTAAAATCCTTCATAATAATGCCATAAATGCTGTGATCTCTGTTTCTGTCAATGTATGTGACTTTGGAAGACCTGCCTTAAAGTTTTTTTTATCACTAGCTCTTCCCCAATTTCTCATCTTTGTACCTGATATAGAGAAGGTCTTACCATCTGCATCACGAGCACCAGTAGATCTAACCTCAAAGTATAGCATACTAAAGTCTGGAGCCTGTTCAGGATTCTTGCGTTTAGGATTACAACCATTATAGTTGTGTAGATACTGCATAGCAGCAACCCTATCAGATCCTACCATATATACACACTCATCATATGCTTCAGGAATACTAGCTATACCCTTGATTTTTTCATTTGCTCGATGTTTCTTCATACAATATGCTACACACATCTGAGGAGAAGAAGGGTTAATAGCAACAAGTTTGTCAGCATGAGTAGGAACTAACTTCTTCATCAACTCAAGTTTTGTTATTTGATCAAGAGGATTCTCATTTTTATCATTTGTATGCGAAAGAAAGATACGATAATCACAACCATCTTTATCGGCATCTGATTTAATTTTATTAAAGCTATTCTCATGACCCCAAGTACAAGGCTGGAATCTACCATAGGTTATATAAATTCTCTTCGTATGCTTCCAGGAATCTACTGCCGCCATTGCTTTGCCAAAGTAAAGTTAATATAGGAGAACTCTAAACGGTTAACAAGTTTTACCATGTCTCCATCTTTATGTAGAACATAACCTTCTGGTCCAGTGACCTCATATCCCTTATCACTACGAGCAAATGTTCTAAAGGTTTCAAGATGATCTAGTTTATCGATAACCATCTGCTTAAGATCCTGAATATTCCTATAAAGACTAAGCATTGTCTTCCACTTATCTTGATTATCTTCCAAGTATCTTAAACTACTTTGAACTAAAGCAGTCTTTTGCCTATGTGTTTTTGGAGTCACAATTTTGTCAAGCAATGGTTTAGTCTTATCATAGTAAAAATTATAAAGACCTTTAAAATAAGTATCTACATTAGAAATAGATTTCTTTTCCTTAACCTGTGAATTGATATACTGTTTTAAATATGATGCAACATGCCATTTCTTATCACCTGTCTTACCAGTTTCCTTAACCAATTCATCAAGAAATTCACCAGAGATTTTACAATCACTTTCTATAGCAGCAACCATCTTATCAAACTTAATTTCTTCTGCATGATTAAGTCCTACCTTATGCATAGGAGTATCATTATTAATAACTGCCACTTCTTTTACATCATTCAATCTCTCTTGACCCAAACCTCCTTTTGCTTGAATCGTTTTAATATCATCTCCTACGTAATGGGTATGTAATACTACAATAACCTCTGCTTGACTAACCCTTTGTCCTATCTCATGGTCTACTGGTATACCGTATGTTATAGCTTGATTACCAAAGGTATAAAGTTTCTCTCCATGAACAGTCTCTGTCTTGATGTCACTCTTACTAGCAATAAAATCTCCCTGTACAATACCTTTAATACCCAACTTAGGAAAATATTTTAAACATGCTTTCAATTTGTTTGCCATGTCAGGAGCATGTCCATAATACTTATCAACACCCTTCTCATTAAAAGCACACTTCTGAGTTTCTTTATTAAAAGCAGACTTGTTTGCAATAAAGAATGCTTTTATTTGTGGATGATAACCATATACTATTGCTGGTAATCCATCCCACTTGGTCTGCATATAACCTGTACTGTTATCACATCCAAGCATCTTCCTCAATTCCTTAAGGAAACTAACAATAGATTTACAACCCTCAACTCCATAGTTGAGCATCTCATCTTCCAGATGTTCTAAGTGTTTTAGTTGGGTTACATTTGCCATTATGTTAACTTCCAGTGAATTCCTGAATCTTTCGACTGTGAAGATGCATAGAGATAAAGATCTCTTAGCACAGTAGAAAGCACTACATTTTGTTTAGATGCTATAGCATCTATAAAACACAGTCCCAGAAGTTTACTATACCTCCAAGACTGACTCTTATCTTCTAGTATAGTCTGCCTCATTTGTGCTTTAGCTACATCAGCAGCAGGACCACTATTCTTAACAGCATCATCATCCCAAACACCTGTCTTATTCTTAAAATGTTTAACCATTAAATTCACAATATCATCTAGGACTTTAGGTAAATCTCTATGACCATCCTTACACTTATTCCAAATTGCTGTGTTACCACTATCTCCAGCACCCCATGAAGTTAATGCTTTCCAATGAGTTTGTGATCTAGGAAAGGTAACACCATTGGATTTAATACTATCAATAGCAACCCCACCACCACATCGTCCTTGTGCTGCTGATGCTCCTTTCAATTCCAACTGCCATGATGAAGTACCATCTCCTCCAAAGTTTCTCATCTGGAAGGTATCATATTCACCTGTACCCCATTTGAGATAGATGTCCATACTAGAATCCCATTTACCTTTAACAAGAAACCAATTGCTAGAGTTAACAGAACCTACCTTATCCCATATATCAGTATCCCATCCTTCTTTTTTATTCTCATTGATTACTTTTATATTAGAATCTCCAGTACCCTCATGCTTCTTGAGAGATATACCAACTAATTTATGTACATTTCCAACCTTATACCATGCTTGAAGATGTGCATTTAATCCATTATATGTTTTGACTGTAAATACACCCTTTATTTTCTCATTTACACTACCGTCTCCTTCTAAAGGATAGTCTTTATGTATAGCCCATATATCAGCAGGGTTCCACTTATCTTCAGATGCAAAATAATTACCTTCCTCCGTATTACATCTAGAATATGCTGTAGCTAAACTTGTACTTGGTTTTTTATTACTACCATCAAATTTTACTCCTCTATAAAATTTATAAGTTCCTTTAGTAGGAGATCCTAACTCAGTATAAAGTTTATTTGCTCCCTTCATATGAGAAAGTCTCCAAGCACTCTCTAGTACATTGGCTGTTGGAATAACTTCATTTTCTGCATCATCCACTTCAATATTCCCATAAGCATCCTTCCATGCTTGCTCTCCCAATTCAGTTTCTCTTAACTTAAGTTCATCAGCACTAAATTTTCTACCTAACTGATTGAATACCATGTCAGCATAAAGACATTGAGCACACTCATTTCTCTTAGTCTCTCTAGCACCACCACCAGAACCTCCAGTATCCCTTCCTTCTGGTTTAATTGCTAATACAATTCTTTTCTGTACAGGTAATTTAGTAGACTTTACTACACCCCAACTCTTATCATACTTCAAATAAACATCAAGTCTATTACCACCTTTGGTTTCTACTACATCTTGAAATTGTTTATCATCTAACTTTTTCTTTAAAGAAGCCTGTACATTGTTTGCAGCAATAGTTCTGTTGCCACCAGCAACCTTGACCACCAATGCCATAATGATCTGACTCTTAGGTGCATCAGGATCTTCTTTGATTTCATTAAGATCAAAGTTTAGATAGGTGTAGTCATCTTCTATAAGAGAATCTATAACATTAATACATGCTTTCTTAACTGTAGTAGATGCTTTTCTCCAATCAATCTCAGCCATTAAAAAAAGGGTATTACTACCCTCTATTTAGATTACCATACCATGCTCTTCTCGTAGTATCTTCTTATAAGGTCCGTCAGGATTAGCATCTCTAACTTCCTTAAAAAGTTTCATCTTTTCATATAATGGAGCAACCTTTGGTTCACCTGCATTCTTACGAGACTTCCATAGTTGTAATAAAATGACTTCTAATTCTTTATCGTCTATTGGTAAATCCATATCAATGTGGGTTGTATACCTTTAGTATAATTATCGTTGATGCAATAGCAACGATTGCAATTAATGTAATAATATGCATCACTTGTCCTCAAATATATTTTCAGTTGAATCCAACAGTTCAGTTACCGCACACAAATTGTCTATATTAGCCAACATGTCTGCAATGTGTTTTGAGATATAAGGTTTCTCACTCCTTGCAGCAAATGCTAATGCATTACGCAAATCTGATTGTGCGTCTCTTAAAGACTCTTCTACTGTTTCACTTAATGCCATTAACGATCTCCTTTTTGTCTGATTTCAGATTTCTCTACAGAGAATGAACCACCTGGGTAACGCTTCTCCAACTTTCTAACATTACCTCTGACAACATCGTCAAAAGATATGTCGAGAGCAAGACAAGCTTGTGCCACATACCACATAACATCACCCAACTCAATAATAAGATGCTCTCTATTGTCGTCATTCCAAGGCTTACCTTGGAAGACCATCTTCTTAACGATTTCCAAAAACTCACCAGACTCAGCAGCAAGCCCAACGCCAGCAGTGGTAAGACGTTCAATATTGGCACCCTGGCGGTCAAGTTCACCCAAACGGTCAGCAAGATCGACAAAATTCTTACTGGAATCGGATGTGACAGCATCCACGAAATCAGTGTACTTATCAAAATCTATAGTCATAATAGTTTATACATTCCATTCTGAAAATTTAGACAATCTATTCTTTGTCTCGGTAAATTGTTCTTCTGTAGACTCATCGGTACTAAGAACCGAAGCATCCTCAGCAACATCATACAGCCTCATCTTCGATCTGTCAATACCTACCATAAACTTTCTAGATGAGGTCGGGTCGTTGTACCTGTTTTTGAGTTGTTTAACCATAATCCTGCCTTGTTGTTCAAGTTCCTCAGTACTGATAAGGGCAAACATAAAATCAGCAGTGGCAGGGAGACCAAAAGACTCAGAAGTATCGGTAAGGTCAGGATCGCTACTGCCAAAACCACTCCTAGTAGTTTGAGTAGCTGAAACAATAGGTAAGTTATGTTCCACAGCAAGACCACGAAGCTCCTCCGCAATCGCCTTGACATACGTGTATGAGTTAACAATCGCACCTTTATACCTCGCACTTGCACATATATTTAAGTAATCAACAAAAATGATATCTGGTTTGAAACTTTTCTTAAGACTCAAATCAGATAAGAGTGCCTTAAAATGACCTGCATGAGCAGATGCTGTAGGGTACTCTTTTATAATCAACTTACCCTGAGTCTTACGAGAAATCTCTTGGACTTTGGAGTTGTATAATACTTCAGGAAGTTCTGTTATGTCCCTTATATTACAGTTTAAAAGATTTGCGTCAATTCGTTCAGCAATCTTTTCCTCTGCCATTTCGCATGTAATGTATAATACGTTCCGTCCTTGCAACAAGACGGAGCTAGCCATGTGGCACATGAATAAACTTTTCCCGACACCCGTACCAGCAAGAGCGATGTTAAGAGTTTTATTAGGGATCCCACCTTTCGTAATAAAATTAAACTTCTCCAGATCGAAGGGAATTTTCTCCTCCTTCCTGTGATAGAAATCATATCTGTCTTGAGATTGTTCAATGTAGTCATGTCCGATATGTTCATCAAAGGAGACAGCCAAAGCATCCTGAAGGATGCTAGGTATAGCACCCTTGTCAAACTTCTTATCTCCACCATCTGCAATCTTAATTGACTGCATCAGAGCAAGGTATATAGCTCTGTCCTGGCACCACTTTTCAGTTGCGTCTAGTAACCAGTCATAATCAACCCATTCGTCTTTTAAAGATCGGATGATGGTAGTCGCTTCTTGGAAGGAATCTTCTGTAAGATCACTACGATTTTGAAGGTTTATGCTTAGAACTTCTTGAGTAGGAACCTTGTCATATTTATTCGCAAACTCAGAGATCTCCTCAAAGATTATTCTTTCAGGATATTCTGTAAAATAATCTGCCTTAAGAAATGGTACTACCTTACGATAGTAATCCTCTGTGAATATCAGATTTCTTAAGATTGTTATTTCAATACGCTCAGTCATCTAGGTTTAACCTCGCAAAGGATCTTTCACTTAATCTCTTCTGTATCAGTTTACCATACTCTTCATGTAATTCACAACCAATGTAGTGTCTTCCATGAGATTTTGCTGCTACAGCAGTTGTACCAGATCCCATGAAAGGATCTAATACTATGTCACCCTTCTCGCTACCAGCAAGAATACATGGTTCAATAAGTTCCTCAGGGAACACAGCAAAGTGAGCACCCTTGTATGGTTTGGTTACCACCTTCCATACTGATCTCTTATTCCTCTTATCATACACCATCTTACGAGGTCTAGTCAACCCAGAGAATTGATTATCAGTATCCTTAGTGTTATCCATGTTGATTGGATTATTTCCTCCCCACCTTTCACCTACTGCCTTCTCTTTAATTGCTTCGTGATTGTAATAATACTTGGGACTCTTACTCAACAGAAAAATATACTCATGTGACTTAGTACATCTATCCCTAACCGACTCTGGCATGGGATTAGGCTTGTGCCATATAATATCCTGCCTTAGATACCATCCATCTGCTCTCAATGCAAATGCTAACATCCAAGGTATTCCAATTAAATCTTTTTCTTTGAGTCCTTCGAGTCTATTTCCTCTGCGAGGACACACATCTGGTAAGTCCTGTCTAGTATTCGAGACTGTTTGTTTAACCAATCCTTGTCCTCTTCCAGGTCTGTAATTATAGTAACTATCGCCAATATTAACCCAACAAGTTCCATCATCTGTGAGCACATTTCGCACCTCCCTGAATACTTTTACTAAATTATCTATGAATTCTTCAGGGGTTTGCTCTTGTCCTATTTGATTCTCTTCACCACCATAGTTCCTAAGACCATAATAAGGCGGTGATGTTACACACATCCTCGCCTTACCATCAAATTCTTTTAGTGTCTCACGACAGTCACCAAAGAGAATTGTATCAGTTACCATAGCTAAATTCAGTTCTTGCTGCTTCTTCTAATTTTGCCATCACTTCGTCTGTGAAGTATTTCTCAGGATCACTGAGTATAGACTTAGGATAAACATTACTACCACCCACGGTGATACGGTTGCCCACCCGTTTGAATACTCCATACTTCTCACCGAGTTCCAAGAGTCCATAATAGCGGTCAAGTCCACGCTCGTCAAAGTATAATCTTGTAGCAACTTTAGATCCCTCCTTAGATAATCTAGATTTTTTGGTTTCACACTTAATGATATTACCCACTAAGTCTGTCCCTTCCTTCTCTTTCGATTTGGATAAGAATATTATAGTAGATGCAGCATACTTTAATCCTGCACCACCGCCCATTTCTTTCATTGGCACATAGCTTCCGATCACATCATATGTGTGATTCGTAACAAGCATTGGAATACCTGCCTGTCCCAGTTTCAAAGTTAATACTCTGAATGCACCTTTGATCAATTGGGATTTGGTCATGTCCCTGACCTGCTTATCATTAGAGATGTCTTCCATCTCTTTTGTTGTACTAAGCATACCAAGAGAGTCAAGAACAAACATCATTGGTTGTCTTGATTCTTTTGGTTCCTTCATGTACTTGTCAACAATCCTTACTGCCTGAGTTCTAAACTCTTCTATCGTAGCAACAGGAAAGATTACCATGCGACTGGCATCTATACCTCTGCTCTCGATCATCTCTTTGCTTATAGCAGACTCAGACTCAAAATAAATGACCCCACCAGTAGGATTATTATTAAGAAAGGAACGCACAACACTAAGGGCAAAAAAAGTTTTTCCAGTACTTGATTCACCAGCGAGAGCTGTAACCTTGTTGGAAGGAATACCGCCAAAAAGAGACCCACTAACAACAGCATTAAAGATGTGTGACCCAGTATCAACAAACGAGGTAACGTCACCTGCTGCCACACCATCTGAAACAATACTAGCGAATTCATTTCCACTGTCCTTAATTACACTATCTAGAAAACCCATCGGTTACCTCACTTTCATACATTCTAACATAGTCATGGTCTTTCGACAACAACTTGGCATAAGCCCTTGCGGTTTCTTCTTCCTCAAAGACTTTGATTTGTTCAGCATCAAGTGCTTCCACTTGTGCGTCTTGATATGTAACTGTCCACACTGTTTTACTCATTCAAAGAAAGCTCCTATTTTTATTCGTTTGTTGTGCTCCCACCCTACACAGTTTAGCACATTTTTCAGGGGATCCAAGAAGCATTTCTCAAATTGTTTTTGATAGTTAACATACTTCTCTACCCCAAACTCACTTGGAAGATCTCCAAAGAAACTAATGGCATCCTCATGAAGTGGATTAGGTGTCTTAAGATACATGTACTTGATCTTTTCTCCCTCTTGTATAAAGGGATACTTATGTTGTACCTTATGCTTTTTAATGTAGTGGTTGTACAGTAAAGATCCTCTTACATGGATTGGTGTTCCTTTACCGTAGATTTGTGTTGGGTGACTGTACTTGGCAAGTCCGTTGACTCCTCTTGGGAAAGCAATGGTTTCGTATGGCTGCTCTCTTGTCTCTGCTCTGACCTCATCGATAAAAGAGATAAGCTCATCATTTGTTTTGCCGACAATGATCTTAAAAGCTGCATATAATTTATCCCTAAAGTATTGTGGTACAGATGATCTTGCTGTTTCTAGTCCCATGATTTTCATCTTGGGTTCTTTATATCTGACTCCTTCTGAGTCCCACACATTTAATATGTATCTCTTCTTGGCAGTCCATATACCACGATCAGCAATGTTCTCCCTCTTCATGATCATTTTTTGATCATACGCAGAAACATACGCTGCAAGCTCCTCATACGAGGAGTCAATAAACGGTTCCAACTTATCTTGGCAGATCTTATCAAGTAAGGCCACGATCCTAGCCTTATCACTAGACTTATCACTAAAAAATTTATCAACAAGAGGTCCAAGATTAAGATAGATTGAGTCGGTATCTGATGCAATGACGTAATCTATGTCTTGACTTTGTAACAATCTATTTAGGTAAGCATTCATCTTATTCTCTATCCACCTGATAGAAACTTGACCAGATAGAGTGATAGCCTCAGCATTTGCAAGACGATAATACCTAAAATGCTCGTTGCCGATAGCACCATAAGCACTGTTAAGAGATATCTTCTTTGCCATCTGTATGTTGTTACATCTAGCAATCTCTTTCGTGAGTTCAACCGATGGATTCTTCTCATATTCCTGCTTCGCCTTAATCATTTTCTTTTTGAATATGACCCTAGAGTCATACATCTTCTGCATCATCTCTGGAAGAAATCCATGCACATCCTTTCTGTACTGTGCTCCATTGGCACACACAGCATACTCACCATCTATCTCTACCTCTTTGTTCAGAATCCGTTCAACGCTCGTGCTGGAATGTCTAGTCTCCCTGAGGGTCTCTGGTGAGATATTGTATTGCATAATAAGATGAGGGTACAGGCTATTGAGGTCAAAATTAACAACCCAATCATAGCGTCCTGGTTTCGGTTCCTTGACATATGCTCCTGCGTATTGTGTGCTCTTAGTTGCTTCTTTCTTAGGTGGAATTGCAATCTTCCTTTTATTCAATTCATTGTAGATGTAGTTATCCCACATCCTAACCTGAGAAAAAATATCTTCAT